AGAACGGAACATTCTGTTGAACATATGCAGTTAAATAATAATCGTTGTCATCATTTGAAATATATCCACGATTCAAATTAAATTGCTTTATTTGATTTCGGCTGACATTTTCATCAATAGTTGAAGAATATTGGTTAGAAGACTGTACAGTTGCAGCAATATTATCTTTAGTATCAATATCACCCACATTTATATTAACTTCGCTGAGTGTCGGTGGACGCAATTGAAGTCTGGGTCTTTCCAATAACGAAGGTTCAATCAGAACACCAGTTAAAAGTTTCGTTCTTGCCGGCACAACATTTCGTATAGAATCAAATGTAGAATTATCAACGTAGTTTTTATACAACGTCATAAATTCTTGATATAAAACAGGTTCGCCATTATATTGATAATAATTTTGACTCAAAGATTTCAAATCTTTATATGAAGATTGATAAATGTTACCTGGATCTGCAACCGAGTTCATAACATTATAGTCTCCCAAGAAATTGATGATATCATCGTCTTTCACCTTGAACGGAGAAATAAATACTCCAATTAAATTTGAATCTGGCGAAAATACATCAACATTTTGAGAAACAGTTTGCACGGGTGAAGGTGCCGATGTCAATATTTGTTCTACTTTGCGGATTTTGTTATTTTTCAACTTATTGGGACCATAATGGGAAACCAATATAGATTGTACGACATCCACTTCTTCAAACTGATATGGATACGTAGACTGAGAATAAAAGGTACATGCATTAGATTGTGTAACGTTATTATTGACAAAATTATAACCGCTTCCAGTCAAAGTGGACTGTCCGATGGGTAAATGTGGCAATATTGGAACTATACTTGATGATGCCAAATTAATAGGATAATCAAAATTGTATCTAAAAACAAGATCGTTCCAAGTATTAGTGACATCATTGTTTCCATAGAAATTGTAGTTTCTTGAATATTCGGAGAAATATTCATTGGAAATTGGATTTTGTATTAAATTAATTTTATCCAACAATCCGGTGAAATTCTTGTTTGATGTGGGAAAATTTCCAAAATATAAATATCCGTCTTGTGAAAATGCTTGATTGTATGTTTTGGTTAAAACTACACTTGAAGAATGGTTGAACACTTCACGGTCTCCATCATATGACTTGACAACCAAATCATATTGCGTAGGAATATAATCTTCGGTTGAATTTGTATCAAGAAATGATGAAGTTGAATTTCTTCTTAACAATACGTTATAAAAATTGTCACCGTTAAATATAGGGACATTTTCTATTTTCATTGACTTATCTTGTATATTGAAAATTATATCACCATAATTATCAACTTTGGATTTTAACAAAGAGAGATTCCAAGAAGTATCTTTTGTTACTAAATTTATTCTTTGATTTTGGACATAACTCTTTTCTGTTTTGAAAGTAAATTCCAGAGACTTTGCAGACGACGTATATGGAAATTTTACATATTCCGTGCCAGATTGGTATTTGGTAAAATAATACTTTGCGTCATATACATAACTGGTTTTGTTGTTTTTGAATATATCGTTTCCTCCGAATTCACGGATAGTTAAAATGTTTAATGGAACACCATAACAAGATAACAACAAATTGATACACTCTTCAGTGCCTTTTGTTTTATAAATCTGGGGCAAATTATCTAAAATTCGCTTCCAAATAATTTCGTTCTTGTTTTTTGTTGAAACGATGGATGAATCCGATGCGTAAGTTAAGAGTGTACTTTTATTGGCAAAATCAGTTGATGTGTCCCAACCGAAAGTCTTTAACATATAGTAAACCAAGTCGGGGAGATAATCGTTGCTTGATGTAGATCTGTTTAAAATGGGGAAAGATTTTATATATTGATATATATTATCAAAATGGTGACCTACCATTGACAAGAACAATAGATAATCATTATTATCTTCATTCAACTTCAAATATTCCGGTGTGTTATTTACCAAACTATCAATGTTTTGAATGTCATAATTTTCTGCGTCAATAATATAGTTGTGATAATTAGAATTAGTATCAGACAACGATCCTTGTATCAATGATTGATTGGTATACAGATACGATTCATATCCATCAAACGAATTTTGAATTGAAAGTGTGTTATTTTGTAGAGATTGAATATCAGATGAATATGACGCGGAAATTATTGTATTACTAGATGTTGCCAACGCCGATAAAGTTTGAATCTGAATATTGGTGCTGTTTATAGATTCAAGTTTGTTCTTAAATACTTTAATTCTAATAGCAGCAGACGAAAATATTACAAAGTTTTCAAATTTGCTATAATCAATGTTTAAATTTTTTAACTTATCAATTATATTAATTTGTGACAGTGTAGTATCAGATAAACCTTGGTCCAGTGAATCAATATTATTATAACTGTATTTGTTTGCATTATTGATTTTTACGGAGAAATCTGGTCCGCCGATTTTATGTTGAGGAACCGTCTTCAAAGGCATCAAAATAACATTTTGAACAATTGGAGTTATACTGATGTTTGAAATCCAACATTTGGACTTTACTGCATAATCAAATGACAATGGACTATCAAGTTTGACTAGTAATTCTATATGTTTTGATTCACTTTCATTTTGAGACGAAAATGAATGATCAATGAATTTAACTACCAAACCACTTCCAAAGTTTAATGAGTTTTTGTAATATGAATAGAACTTATTTAAAAATGCGTTTTCAATCACACGTAATACCGACTGTACAAAATTATCATATACGATTGTAGAAACAATTTGTAAATTGTTTGTAAGATCCACATTAAAAATGTTAATTATAGCAAGTTCATTTAAATACTCTTTTTGAACTATGTATTTAATTTGTTGATTGAGTTCTTGAAAACTCACTATGTTTTTTGAATATGTATACAACCAGTATTTGATATAATTTTTGATACCAAACAAATTTTTGATTGTGGTATTATTAAATAAATCCAACTGAAGTTTCTGTGTTCCATCGTAAATTGAGTTTATGAATGATATAGCATCTACATCGGATTTAAATCCAAATGCATTTTTAAAATTTACAATATCTGATGGATTTGACTGTGAATATGATTTGTAATTATTTTCACAATTAAAATTTTCAAGGGACGTAACTATTAATTCAACTACGTCTTCTATCAACACCAACTTTCTACAAAATGCTTCATAATGAAGATTTTCAAAAAAAACATTTTTGTCAGTAGATTGTTTTTGAAAAGTTGGAATCAACTTCAATTCTTTTCTTGAAGGAGAAATGTCTGATATTATCAATTGATAATTTTGACTACCTGCCACCGTTCTTGTAAAATTATATGATGTGATATGTTGTCCATCAAAAACATTTGATGCGGATAAATCTGAACCAATATCTATCAAAAGATTATTTTGATAATTAATATAATTGGTTTTGACTTTGCGATAATTATAAGTAAATTGGTTTTTATCTACGTCCTTATAAATTCCGACTTGAGATAGATATTGAACGTCTGGATTTTTGTATACCCAACCATTTTGTTCTCCAATTGTGTTAAAATAAGAAAATTCAACAATATCTCTATCAGACTTACCGAAGAAAATATCCGAGTTATTTGTATTCTGATTGTAATTATTTACATCATCCGCACTAAAATATGAAGCAGTATTAAAACTACTTGTGAATGTGCTTACCAATGGATATGGAAAATTCATAAATTATGATGGAGGAGTCAATTTTGCAACAATGTTGTTTAGTTTAGTATTTGCATCATCTCGTTCAGCCTTCAATTGTTGTATAGTATATTCAAGTTCGGCAATAACTTCTAATGGAACGGAACTAATACTTGCTGCCAATACGGACTCAACGTAGTTATTGGAAGTATTTACATTGGTATTTATAGGATTGGCTAACACAGGAATAAATTCATCAAATTTTACAGAAGGAAGAAGAGATTCAATTTTATTGACATCATAATTGAAATCATATAATCCCACTTTCAAATATTGAGTAGAAAAGCTAGGATTGTTTTCGTCCACGACAAAATTTCCAAAAGTATCTAATTGATATTGATATATTCCGTTATGAATGAAGTTGTTTATTTGTTCTTGATACATAATTATCTTGTTATAGTAAATATATTGCCGTTATCAAAAATCTTAACTTCTCCGTTGATTGTTGTTTTTATAAGTAATCTATAATATCTAGAAACTGGCAAAGTTGTTGTATCAAGATTGAAATAATGAACCGAACCGTCACAACTCAACTTAGTATAATCATCAAAATCAACCACCATGTTTTCACTTTCGTTGTCTTTGATGGCGTAATATGTATTTGTGGACAATAAACTTGAACTCAAATATTGACTTTGTTGGGTACCTTTAACAAAATTCTTGAGAGGAGACTTTTCTCTTGCAAATAGATTGATTCTTACCAAAGAACCAAATTTATATTCTCTACTGAGATTTTTTACTACTACTGTATATGGATTGTATCCACCAAGAGGAACCATGCTCCCAGAGTTATATACACTGTCGTCCCAAGATACATCCAAATATGGAGAATAGATGGTATTGGTTTCTTTGCTAAAGAACTTGATTGTTCCATTGACATTATCAATTCCAGACAATTCAAGAGAAGTCATCAAAATCACACCTTCATTTGGTACACATCCACATAACCATCCTTTAACAATATTGGTAACATCCACATTGATATCAGACGTTGTATAACTAAATGCTTGGGATGATAACAAAGAACTTCCCGTAGATAATGTGGAACAGAACTTGGATGCAAATGATTGCGTCAAAGATGATGCTACACTTGCCGAAGTGGAAATTTGTAAATTATAAATGTCTTGATTGAAATATGATATCAAACTTGATGAAAAACCTTGAAGAACACTTGATGAGAATGTCGCATTCAATAAATTATTATAACTTGATATGATAGAAGCAGATTCACTTGAACTTATATAACTCAAGAATTGTTGATTAAACAAATCTGCAGACAAACTTGCAGATTGATTGGTTGGATTACATGCACATCCACTTGAACTATACCAATAACTTGCTGAAAGTTGATTTGCTAAACTTGAAGAAAATGAGGTATATGCGCTGTAAACATACGAAGATGATACACTAGAAGATACACTTGCGGTTACTAAGTTATTGATTCTATTATACAAATCAGAATATATAGTAGATGGTGCGACACTACTTGAAAGTGAACGGATGTATTGATATGATTGAGATGTATATGTTACTAATGACGCAGAATTCATCAATATTGTTTGTATACTTGATGACAAACTATTTAAGAACAAAATACTTGACGTATATTCTGTTTGATACACAGAGCTTGATACATTAATTGATGCAAGTGAACTTGAAATACTTGCTGATGTATTTGTATAAGTAGTCGTTGCAAACGAATTAATAAAATTGTATGATTGTAACGAATTTGAACTTGACAACTGCGAACTTGATAATATCAATATCAAACTTGACGATAAGAAACCGGAAAAACTAGAAGTCAAACTTGTTTGGAGACTTGATGAATATTGAGTTTCAAATGTAGGAGTAGAACTTGATGTATTAAAGAATAAAGTTTTAACACTTGATGTTGGTTGAATAAATGAAGTGGGAACACTATAATACCATGTTCCCCCTTGATTTGAAAATGAACCTGTCGCAAAACTTTGAGTTAGAAAATAGTTATGTGTGGTAGAATAGGAATTGTTTGAACCTGTTCCGTACCAGTAAGATGCATCAGTTCCTGCATCATTTGTATAATTCCAACTAACTCCAATAGAATCTCCACCGGTTGAATACCGACCGATGCCCATATTCCAACTTTGACTCACTGGAAATGCGTAAATTGTATAATCGGTTGGAACCTCATGGGTTTCAGTTGATTTCAACTTCAGATAAAATTTTATATTATCCGTTGTAATGTTTCCGGTCGCAAGTGAGGATGAAAGACTTGAAAGATCAAATTTTATCAATATTCTACTCAACTCCGGAGTATTATAGTAAGTATAATATGGTTCATATACATTCATTGTGCCAGATACAACCCCCGTTAAACTTCCATTGAATGATGCCAATGATCCAGATGCATATGAAAATGTTCCATTAAATGATCCTGTCAAACTTCCGGTTACAAATCCACTAACATTTCCACTAAATCCACTTAGAGTAGATCCTGTAGTTGGTGTCCCGTTGTAAGAACCAGATACTCTGCCATTGAAATTAGAAGAAGTAAATGTGGAAGAACCCGAAATATAAAATTGAGCAGAGGTATCGCTTCCACTTAGATATCCGTAGAAAGATCCACTATAGTTTTGTATTGAAGATGCATATGTTCCACTTACAGGTACATTTGTATACAAATTCAAGAGTTTATTCAATTGGGGAATTGATTTTAATTCTAAAATTTCATCAATACCAAGATTTTTATTAACATAACCTTTTTCATTGGTTATGTATGAGTCTTTTAATGGATATATAAATGTGTGCATATTACAATACGCTTCCTTGAATGTCTACGGTTGGGAATTTAACCTCAAAAACACATGGATCCAAAGATGGATAAATGATATTATTTTTTGTAGCACCTGTTATGTCATATTGATACGGAGAGTAGTTTCCATTGACAGATGTAAGATTCATAATTTCTAAACTTGCAACAGATTGCACTCCATCAACTTTTGCAATTTCCAATTGAAGTTGACTTAAATTTATTGGTTGTGAGAACCCCCATTTATCAATATAAAAAAAGTCTTGAACGGTTTGATTACATTGATCCAACACGTCTTTCTTATTATAATTGTTATAAGTTACAATTTTAAATTTGACTCCTATATTGATAATGTATCCGTCAATCAAATTGATACCGTCTGTCAACATTCTATATTTTGAAAGATATTGTTTGATATTATATGTCAATGCGGCATTTATCGGAGTTAAATTTTTATTTGAATCATATCCAAGAACATATAGATTCACTGAGAATGGATTGCTAATATCATAATTTATTTTTCTAAAATAATTTTCAACTGCATTGGTTGTAGCAGTTGCATTATTGTTATAATCAACATATCCACTTACGTCTTTTTTTAATCCAAAGTTCAAATCTGCATCGGATTTCACAAATGATTTTGCAATGCTTCCGAATTGCGATGGCATTCCGAATGTTCTTACAACATAATCATCTTTGGTTACCGCTCTGTTTTGAGAAGCAAAAGTTGCTATAGCATTCTGACGAATTTCTTCTACCGTTTCTTGATCTGCTCCTCCAGTTGCAGCAATAAAATTGTTGGCTTTTAAAGTTTGTTTGATTGTATTAAACAAATTTTGTTGAGATGGATTCAAAGAACTTGCGTCATTCAATAATTGATATGAATTTATTCTTACTATTTCATTTACATTACAATTGGATGTTAGTCCACCGCCGACAACATATGTTATTGTTAATGTGGTATTAGACGGAGCCGTACCATATGAATTGGTTTTCAAAAAATTACTACTATCAAGAGATAAATCAATGTTTCTGATATTCGCTAATCCAATTCCAACTACACCTGCTGTAGGATATATGATTTGATCACCAACATTGTCGGTGTTTGCACCGAATTCCAAATATGTCGTATTACCAGCAGTAATATTTCTTGTAAACTTACGTGATGTCATTAACGACTTCATTATCTTGGGAACTTCAGTTTTATAAACATAAAAAGTTCCATCGTTCGTTTCGTTATTGTCTACCTCAGTAAAAATTACTTCTTGTGCCAAATATTCAACTTCATGCCACTTATTATTATTACTATCACGAATATCTATTATTTCCAAAACATTGGTTTCGTCAAATTCAATATGAAAAAATGGAGTCGCTGCACCAACCGATACAGTCTTTGTAACCAATTTACCGGAGAATGCATCTGCGGTTTTTCTGAGAAGGAAAAATTGAGGAACTCCGAGTGCATCTCTTGAATATACCGATACATCTCTAGGAGAAAATGAAGTATCAACAGAAAAATCAACGGGTTCAGCAATCAAAAAGTTTTGTCCAGATGTATTCTCCAATTGCATATATTGTTGAATGGATAGACAATATGATTCGTCGGGAATATAATTACCATCAACATTCGTCTTTGATGGAACTAATTGAAACAATTCAATATGAGTAGTTGCTGCTTTTGCTGCGTAAGGTTTATATCCCAGATATTTAGCCAACGTCAAAACATTCTTACGTTCCTCTGCATATGGAAGAAGACTTTCTTTGAATTGATAATCTATATAGTAAGAAAGAACATCACCAACATATGCGGCCTGTTCAATAAACATTGTGCCAGGTGACGCATCGCTGAAATCTTGATAACTAGTTGGATAATAACTCTTGGCAAAATCAATCAAACCTTGTTTGAATGAATTAAAATCCCGATTAAGGTACTTAACGTCCTTATTCTGAGGTTGAAATGATTTTTGTATTGTATTTGCCATACTTTATATGTTATTCGTTGTAGTAAACGAAAAGCTACTTGTTTGGTTATTAAATGTAAATTGTATACTTATTCTAACTATATAATTATTAGCATCCTCTGCTTTTTGTGCAGATGAAATGTCCAAAAATATATTATTTACAAACACATTTGGAAACCAAGTTTGTATATCTTCCCGAATTACATTTTGAAGAATCGTATCAAATCCATCAATGTTTTGTTCAAACAAGTAATTATATAGTCTTGTTCCAAATTGGGGATTAAAACGTCTTTCGGATGGTCTCGTTTTGAAAAAATTTAATAAATTTGATCTTATTTGTGTGAGGGAATCATATGACTGTGCAAAATATCCATTATTGCCCTTCTGTAAAGGCAGAGTCAATCCAATAGTAGATGGTAGTTTCAAACCAATACTATTTGACAATTTTGGTAACAGTGTAGGTTTGGAAGCCATATATATTATTCGGTTTGAACTAATTCACTTTTAAGATTGCCTTGTTTTTTCTTTCTATCTACCGCTTTCATCAATGATCTGAAATCACGGGTCATTACACCCAATACTTTTGCTTGTTCTTCATTTACAGGAGTAGGTGTGGGGGGAACTATTACCGATTCATCGCCACTGACCCAATTGGTTGGATTGTTAATGAACTGTTGAGATAACGCACCGGTTGACATCGGAGACGTTAATGAAACATAAGATCCTTCTCTTGGAACTCCACCAACAGTTTCGTTCAGTACCTGATTCAATATATCATTGTTAGTGTATCTTTTAATTGGACGTTTCTCGTCCGTTTTGACTGCAACTGGTTGTTTCTTTACTACAGTTGTGACCGGCGGCATTTCTAGGTGAGCATCCAAGACATGGGATTCTGACTTGTGAGATAAAATCTCCGTCAAAATTTGTGTAATCATCAATGGCAATGATTTCTCTAACTCTTCTTGAACTACCGACTGTATTAATAATTTGAATTCACTTGTTTTCATATACTATATAATTATCAAACTGGTTTTAAATAAAATGACAATATTACTAACTAATTCTTCTATATTTCTATTGAGAACACTTTGCACAAAAATATGGAGGTTTTGGAACATTGGGTAGGTTTGCTAGTAATTGAGTAAGATTTGGTATTTTTGGTGGTTCTCCTAACCAAGCCTTGACTTTAATATCAATCGGTAGTGGATTTATAGAATCCATAGTAGGAACCTTCGGAATTGAAACTTGTGACAACGATGGAACTTTCAAACTTGGCAAATTAGAAATATTTGGCAAATTTGGCACAGTAGGAACATTGGGTAATGTAGGCAAACTGGGAATGGGTGGTATAAATTGAGACGCTCTATCGGTAAGATCTTTTACAGTAGGTAATCCCAATTGGGGAATTGGTATTGAGGAAGGTATCGGTAACGTTTTCAGTGAATTAAGTGAATACTTTGCACAATCTATGTCCGGTTTTTCAAATTTTAAACCAGAAACGCGTTTGTTTGGAAGTGTATTTGTAATATTTGTAGATGTATTAGTTATTAAATTATTATCGTTATTGGAAACTCCGCTAAGCGGATTTTGAACATCTATAGATGGAGGTTGTGGTAAAGATATCATATATTTTGAGTTGGATTTGATCCTCTACTTTTACCAGAATAACCCCCAGGAACTCCATCTCCATTAAAAGTATTTATTTTAGTTTTCAATGACGGTCCCGCGTATTTGCCAGGTGCGTATCCGCCGCCCGTCACAAATACTCTTTTACTTAAAATTTTCTCCAAAGAATCTCGTAAAGCTGCTAAACTTTCTTGTTGTAAAGATATTTGAGTTTGATATGGATCGGCATTTAATGTATTGGTTGGATCTGCACTTACAGTATTTATTGGATCCGATGTATTTCCAATTGAAACTGGTCCCAAATCAGTTCCGCCGACGCCTGTCACAATATTAGTTCCGCCGCCACCAACACTTGTTATTCCACTTCCTACACCTACTCCGACATACAAAGGAACGGGAGCAACTGCAGGTGGATTGATGTGAACATGTGGATGTGCATGTATATGTGGATGTGGATGAATATGATCATGTCCATGAATATGATTCAAGATCCAATCACACAAATCATATAACCAATCAACCGTTGTTTGTCCGAGTACTACTGGTTCGTGTGTTTCATCATATTCCCCCAAATAAATTGCTGGACTATTTAATACCGTCTTTGTATTGGATGTAATTACAATTTGATCCTGTGCATCTACGGTATATTCACTGTCAGTAACAATTCCATATCGTTTTTTACTAAAATGGAGAGTTTCTTCTGCTTTACTACTAAATACTAAACGGTCACTGTTTATTACAATTTGATCTCCAGTGAGTTTTGGAAATTTGAAAGTGGAACATCCAGTCGGAGAAAATGCGGAGATTTCCGATTTTCCTTCTTGAAATATTGTCTTTTTTATTGTAGGAGTGAATTGCGATTCTGTTAATCCGGATGTAATATGAATTGATGATCCGTCATTGTTGATATCTTCTGAAACAAATCCACCTGCATTCTTTTCTGATATATCCAATTTTATTGGTCGTTGACGGTTTCTAAATAGAATCATTGGATTTCCCCCGCCAGTTATTGAATCGGGAAATTTTGGATTTTTTAATTTATCTTTATTTACATAATCTTTGTATTGAGGCGAACTTTGATCGTTTTGACGATTTGAATCATATGCAGAGAATCTTATGCTTTGTCCAAATCTACTTTCAATTACAGAATCACCCTCATATTTTTTTATGGATCTTATATTATTGTTTGACCAAAAATATCTTCCCATTACACCGACATTATCTACATTTTTGTATTTTTTTGAAACAGTATAAGAAAGTGGTCCTTGATACGGAGTCGTTTTGTCGGAATTTGAAACTTCAATTTCCCTATTTCCAGAATTTAATCCAGAAATTTTTTCCTTCCTAAAGTCTGCGTTGTTATTTAACAATCCCTTTATATTTAATTTTCTAGAATAATACAATGTATTAAAGTAATTTACTAAAATTACCGTTTCATTTACAAGGGGATATTCTACTATTCCAGTATTTTCCAAAGGAATTGCCCATGTCAATTTCTCTTTGTCTGCACCTTGTTGTGATATCAACGGACGAACCAATACACGTCCTATCCATGTAAAATTTTTATCTGTTTGCAATGCGGGGTTGCCTGAAACGTCATCTGGCCAATCTGTCGGATTTATCGCCGGATAATTATTTGGAGATTTAAAAATTGGATGTGAGTCGTCAAGAATAATATCAAGAACAATACCTGGTTCCATTTCATAAAAATCCGACTCCGTATGTGTTCCCGAATAAGTGGAACTGTTCAGTTGGGAATATGAATTTCCAATTTTGTTGGTTCTATACATATTATTGTTTGACTATTTGAATTGGGGAATTCAATTCTTTGGTAATCTTCTCTGCCTGTTCCATGAGCTGTTTTCGTTCATCATCACTTAGTGCAAAACCTCCCCCATTTTCATCGGGAGAGGCGTTACTTGAAACAATTCTCTGAACGATGGCAGCAAGTTTTATTAGTTGTTCGTCGTTTCTTACACCGACATCCAAATAATCTTTAATCATCGGAACTATCACCATCGCATCATTTGCGGATTTGATCATTCCTCTCAAATCTGATATTAATATATCAATTTGATTGCGTTTATCTTCGGAATTTACAACAATATCCTTCAACACCGAAGAATATTTTTTACCTTTAAAAAGTTCAAAATCTAAATCCATATATCTATATATATGAAACCGAGTATGTTTTTGTTAATATGTTTCTGGCCTCAGATTGCCACGATTCAGATATGATTTAACTATAACAGATTGATACTGTTTCATTTTATTGATAACCTTAGTAATCTGTTGTGTCTTACAGGACGAAATCTCTCTAATATTTAGATATAAAGATTTTTTATTAAATGATTCTATGCGGTTCCCGTTTCGGAATAATTCAATTACTGCATTTGCAATATTAAGATCTCTTTCTTTTGTAAAGATTTTAGTAACATTCTTTTCCCAATATTCAAGCATTAATTTCATAAATTCCGACAATTCAATATTTTTGTGATACGAATCTTCTGATTGTAAACATATCGTGGTTTCATCTGGAGTTTCGGAAATACTTATATGTTGGTTAAATCTCTTATAATTGCCGTTATTATGAAGAATCAGATAATTTTTTGCCACTATACTGAAATAACTAAATGCCTTTCCTTTACCTTCTTCAAACTTGTGCATGTTTGCTACTAAATGTGCAACAGTTTCCTTTTTTATTTCGGATGGACTGTTATCAAAATATATAAACTTGAATGTATTAAAAATGTTTTCTACCAATTTATCAAATGCATATCTAATACCATCGTTATATATATCATTGCGAATTTCTTGACTTTCTTCTTTATTGTATAAAATAATATTTCGTTCTGTTTCTTCCGTGAAATACATTTTATTAGTAGAAGTTTTTTTAGTCTTTTTAGACTCAACTTCTTCTGGAACAATTATAATTGGTTTTTCTGTAAGATCAATCTTTTTAGACTTGTCCAATTTAAATTTATTTTTTGTCTTTTCTTTTGAGACGACTTTTTTCTTTTTCAAAATTCCGACCCCATTAAATTTTGGAGAACGTTTCCGTTTAGTTGGCATTTTCGGACTTTTGACCGGCGAGTTAGTAACTTTTAATTGTTTTTTATTTTTTCTTTTTTTCATTCAATCCTTTTGTTGAGTTTTTCAATCAACTTTACAATTTCCAAAAACACAAAACCTACGTCATCATCCTTCTGAAACATTTGTTTGTCATCTACTTCTTTTAAACTGTTATGCGTAACGTTTACATCATTGCGAAATTCCAATATCCACTTCTCCAAGGTGTCTATTTTTCCAAAATTACGATCCAGTGACATACCTAGATATAAATTAATACAAATTGATATTGTCAATATAACACTTAATATAACTAATATTAGCATAGTTTATTTATTCCTCTTCATCATTGTTGTCTTCAAGATAATCATCTAAGTATAGAATTGCTTCATCAACCAATTCCCAGTCTTCTAATTTTTGAGACTGCTTTAATAATTTAATAACTTCTTTAATGTCAGTTTGTTCCATATATATAATTTTAACTGATATCTAAATATAGTATATAAATTTGAAACATCAATTAAAAAGTGTAAATTGTTTAATTTTAATTTAAAAACTAAAAAATCCAGTTTTATGTTGCGGGGATTGAACTTCTCTAATTACTTCTTTTTCAACTATTTTTTCAACGGGAACTTCTTTAATTATCTCCTTAAAAATAATTTCTTTTTGGACTTCTTCGGTCGCTTCTTTTTTTGCATCTTCAACAATTTTATCCACACTTTCAGTTTCCTTTATCACAGTGTCTGGTGTCAATGTTGTATTATATGCTAACAACAAACACACAGCTAAAGGGTCAAATACCGATATAATAACAATAATAAACCACTTTACCACTTTGTTAATTTCTACCCCAAATTCATCAGCAACAAATTTGAAAGTTTGAACATCTTTCTTGCTTCCACTTTGTATTTTTAACTCCGATATATGTTTATCAAATGATTGAAGTTCATCAATACTTTTTTGAATTTTTTGATTTTCATTTTCAATGTCATGTTGACTTTGTTCGATGAAATCTGAAGTTTGTTGTTGTATTTGACGTAATTGAATTGGATTTCTCGCAATTAAACTATTTGTCATACTTTCATTCAAACGAGACTCTTGACTATTACGTAATACTGTTATATTTTCAATTCGTTTTTTTGATGTTTGAATTTTATCTTGTGAATATTTCTTTTGATCCTCAATACTTGTAATCATGTCTTGAGTTATTTTGTTCTCTATAGAAGATTGTTGATATGCACCTGTTAAATATCCAAATATTCCCAAGCTGGTTATAATCATCAAAACAATTACCGATGTTATTAAATAAGACTTGAGGAGGAATGTAGATTTATTCCAATATCTATATAAAAAACTTGTAGCAACCAACTTTCCAATTTCCAGTGAACTTGCCATTGTCATTGCTGCAATTGAAGATCCACTAAACAACATTCCAATGCCAAGAATACTAAAAAATCCAGAACAACATGCGATGAATAATGAAGACAATCCAACTATTCTTTCAAAAGAAATTATTTTTTTCATATGTTATATATATTGCCAAATAAAAAACCCCCATCTTTATAATAAGAGAGGGTTTGTAACAATTTATTTATGTAACTTTACTTTATCTCAACTTTTTTTAAATTAACACTTCAATGGTAATGTTGTTGGTGGAATGGCATCCAATGAACCAGATGCTACTCCGGTTATTGCGACGAAAGAAAATACAGTGTTGTTTATGTATGTGGTCGGATCCACAGTTGCCCAGCTACCATAGTCACCACTTCCTTGGCTTTGTATTCCGAACACGATAACTTCTGCCACCGTTGATGAACATCCATTTGCCCAACAAGAAATCATCACATTGTTATCGGTGATATAATTATTAACCATAGTGGTTAAATCAGTAGGTATGGTTGATATATCGTCCGTAAGATCTGGATTGGTTAGATTTGTCAATGGCGATGAATCGCATTTTGTATATACATAATTGTCTGGCAAAACTGGATCGGTATAATTTATGCTAAAAACTAAACTCTGAGGCGATGTGTTTTGAGTCAAATTTATACTGTTTATGTTATGCCAGTTTAATGGTACTATTGTAAAATTTGATATAGAAGTCCCTTTTACCACGAAAGTTGCGTATGCAAATGCTTCTCCGTTTGATAAATTTTGACTATATGTTGATAGAAAAGAATACTGAGAAGATGTGGCAAAACTAGCACTCACAGACGATGATGCATAACTACTAGAAATGGCTTTGGTCATAGTAGTTGTATTTGGATACAACAATTGTGATGAAAAGTCTGCGAACGCGGATTTGTCACTGTACAACGAATGATATATCGTACCATTATTCGCGGAATAATTTATATAATTTGACTTTTCAGATACACTGGCAGTAACAGATCCAGTGGATATAATTGACGAATCTGCATTGCTAGCGGGCGAATTTACAACGGTAGATGATGCGGTTATTGCATATAAAGATGAGTTTGCAAAAGAACTTGTGGCAGCATATGTTGATAATGAAGAGTTGAACGAAAAGCTAGAAGAATCTGCAAATGAAGATGTTCCATTGTTAATTGAGTAGATGAGTTGATTTGTTGTTGACGCCATACTTGATGTTATGGAGACGGATGCAGAATCAACCGACCCAGAAAATATTCCATAAAAACTTCCAAGAAACGAACCGGTATAAAAAGATGATGTTATGTTTGAAGCACTAAGAAAATATTTTTTATATTCGCCGACAGTGATCGTTTTTGTTTCTGGTAAATTACCACTGCCGCTTAACTGAGTAACTAACAGCAAATCAGAATCAACTATCTGTGCAGCAGTCAAATTTTTGAGTTGTGTTATTTGATATGGCATATATTTTTATGATAAACGAGCACATCCTAACAATGTTGAATTATTACTAACAGATGTTCCCGGTGCATTGAGTGGATAGTTTACGTTACTAGAAGGTGCATAAACAACGACAGATACATTCGCACCATTTAAAGATGACCATATCCCCTGTGGTAATTTGGTAGGATCTTTTGGCGCCGTCGTATATATGTTTCCAAACTTAAATAATACGCCGAATCCTGTATTTTTTATTGGAAATGCGTATGATCTATTAAAATAAAACATCTTTCCAACGTAAGATGAATTCGGAAATGCAGATATATAAAAATCACACACGACAGATGGATATATTGATGAACTTAATGGAGTATAAAAACTAGATGTAAATACCACCGCATATGGTGATTCAGCACCAACTCCGATTCCTGGAGATTGTATATTTTTCCATTCATTTACTACAAAACTTGCGGTGGTGCTGTAGTATATATCAAAATTAATATAAGAAAACACCACCGAGTCAGAATTTAAAGTAAACTGAGAAGTGTTGCTGTTTTGTACATTGTAGATATACTGAGAAGAAGATGCGTTATTGGCAATAGATGCGCTTATTGAATATGACGATGTAGACGAGTTTAAGTATGAAAGATTTTCAACAAATGAAGCCGTCGGAGAAAATTCTGAAAGTATTGATCTATATACTTTACCGTTATCGGTTCCATTATAAATCAAATAGTCTGTTGCATTTGCATAACTAGAACTCAATGAATATGAAGATGTGGTCGCATTTGATGCACTCAATATCAAATATACCGGAGTATAACTTGATGTGGTACATACACTGCTTGTTTGGACATACGAAGCCGACGTGGCATTAGAAGATATAACATTATTATTAGAATATGTTGATGATATTGAATACGACGAAGTGTTGTTGTTTGGATAATTTAAATATTGAGCAGTATTTGAGTATGAAGCGTTTCTAGATATGGATGAAGAATTTGCGGTTCCAGATAACCCACCGACAAAACTACCAGTATATGATCCGGTCAATAAAGAGTTTATTATATTGGAAGACGACAATATATATGATTCAAGATCAATAACCAAAGCATTTTTCGTTTCTATGCTTTGAATATTATTATTTTGAACAATCAATAGATCGTTGTCTACAATTGTTGTGCTATCCAGCTTATTTAATGAATCTAGTGACATTTTATAATTATCTTGTTATTGGAATATATATGTTAAGAGATGCGGATCCTCCCAATAAATATTGATTTCCATTTACCATACCAATCGCATTATAATTGACACCATCAATTATTGGGGTAGGATTCGCTATATACTTTTGGTTCGGAATGTATAGGTTATACATAATATTTGCGGATGCGGATACGCTACAACTACCAATCGCAACAAATTGAGAATAAGTAGAATTTTGATTATTCACATATATGGAATTCAATGATGAAGTATCAATATCTGGGGCCGCAAATTTTAAATAGCTAGAACTCCAATTCCAATAACTTGCAGTTGTATCATATGGAGCATTTGGAATAGCTGTATATAAAATTGCGCTACGGGTATTGTTATCCGATCCACACGCAAAAATTAATTTGTTAAAACTATCATAAGCAACCGATGTCAAGTTTTTAACATATGCGACGGTTGATATTAATGGAGAGATTGAACCAGACGATAGATAATCAACTCTATACCAATTTTGACCCGAATTGTTTGTATATAGAACCACACCATTTGTTCCAACTGCCACTGCACCATTGGTTCCTGAAATGTTTGTCACCGCATTAAGGTTTGTGCTTGTTATTGAGACCGGTGTTGAACTTGCTGATATACCATAAATAGCAGAACCAGTAATAGCGGGAATTGAATTGGACATTATACTGGGTAAAGTATATATTGGCAATGATCCAGTATAAACATTGTTTGGTGCAAAAGAAATACTTTGACTAGAAATCAAAATATACGCACTACCAGTCAGTTGTGTTGCCCCCACGAAATAGTTGCTTGATGAAAATGTAAACGGTGAAACTGTCCAAGATGGTTTATTAGAAGATTCTAGAGTTGTCGCAGATATATAAGATGCTGATTGAGGCATCAATAGAGTGTATATATTATTTACACTGTCATATCCTATATTCGTTATGTTTGAACTAGTAAATGGATTATAACATGTTGTTTCAGTTATGGTATATCCGCTTGGTAAAGATGCAATTTTATTTGTATTGTCGTTTGGATTTTGCAACAATAATAAGTTAAAATTGCTAGAAGTATTTGATGCAATATCTGTTATTACACCGTATGATGAAGAGTTTGCAAGTGGGAAGTTTGTAATTACATTGTTGCTTGGAATCAATGTATTCGTTATTCTAGGAATATAACTCGATGAGACTCTTTGTTGAGCTATTGTATCCGGTGGACCAAATGCAAGTAAATCTTGAGTATTACCATATACAATGGCAGAAATAGAAGAACCATTCAAAAGATTCTTCCATCTACTTGACATAAAATAATTATAATAATCTCCACTTGACCAACCTACATCAAATATTGAAATTTTTATTATATATCCGTCTATGCCACATGGAAATGCGCTTACATACCAAGTAGGCTCTAATGCCCACCCATTACTAGAAAATGAAACTGAATTATCATCCGGTCTTGGAAGATTTGTAGTAGTAAGATGCCATGTAGACGACACAGTTGTATTCAACAGACCAATATTAGTCTGTGGATTTGAATAATAAGGGTGAGTTTTAAACTTCACATAAAAACTGATTGAATATGGATTTCTAGATGTGTTGTCTGAAAATTGATCCGTATCGTATTTTGTCACATCCGATTTATTTTTTACAAACGAAGGCAAATCGGTAGTGATATTAGACACATTGTGCCAGCTAGTTGGATTTATGATTACGTGTTCACTACTACCGCTATCAACTACGCTAATATAAAATTCTACTGCTGATATTACTCTTGATACTGCCGATTGGGCATATGTTGAAAAATTAGAAAAACTGGATGTCAGCACATAACTTGATGTCAATGCCTGTTGGGCAAAACTAGATGATATTGAATATGCAACAACTGTACTATCTGGATTAATAATATTTCCGCCCACACTTGTTCTGTTTGCTTTTTCCGAAAAACTGCTGGTTGTAACAGTTCCATTGTCCTGTCCATAGTAGTTTATAAAAGATGACGTATTTGAATTAGCGCTCTTTATAGAATAAGTGGATTGGTTAGATTGCAGTGCTTGTACTGTGTCATATGTCAAAGAATATTGTGACAACATTGCCACGGATGCCGAAACGGCAAACGACGATGATATTGCATATGAAGAACTTAATGAATTAGATGAGTTGCTAGATGTTATCGATAAAGATGCAGTTCCATTGTTAATTCCATTAAAAATTAAATGGCTAGAACTCAACGATGTATCTGCTTGCGTAGAATATGAGGCGGTATCTGCTGTTCCAATCAAATGTCCATAGAAACTGCCGGTAAAAGACCCAGTAGTTAGTATGTTTGTCTTATTAACTAAATGTTGAACAAATTCAGATGTGGCTATATTTTTTGTTTCTTTATCACTTATATCAGTTACTAGAAACAAATCGCTTCCGGACAATGTTGTACTATTTAGACTATTAAGTTGTGCAATTGTTTGTATACTACCCATAAAATGTATATATTCAATAAATATACACTATGTCATTTTTTTGATTTTTTTAATGATATATTTTACAAGTCCTGATCTTACTATATCGTCTTCGGTAAACTTAAATACATGGATACCTTGATTTCTACTTTCCTCATCATCAAATACATTCATAACCTTAGTAAATCCGCTTTTTATACCAATATCGCTTTGATCCGGATCACCCAGAATGAACACTCTACTAAACTCACCTGTTCTAGTTAATAGTGTAATGATTTCTTTTTGAGTCATATTTTGAGCCTCATCTGCTACAATAGCTTTAGCGTTCCAGTTCAATCCTCTCAAAAATCCAAGTGGAATACTGTCAATACGTTGCTCTTTTTCCAAAAGGTCAACCTGTCCTTTAGGCAATAATTCTGACAGTTTTTCCAACAATGGTTGAATATATGGTGCCATTTTTTCACTGGCTTCACCTGGTAAAAATCCAAGTTTACTATCAGAACTTTCAACTGCACTTCTTAAATACAATAAGTCACTAATCTTTTTTAAATTTAATAATTTCAAAACTGCATAAATACTGATATATGTTTTACTTGTTCCCGCAGGCCCACTGACAAATATTAATTTTGTATTTTTGTCTAACGCGATGTCTATAAATTGTTTTTGTTTTTCGTTTAATTCTCTTTCAAAAATATTGAGTTCAATTTTTAATTTTGATCGTTGGTATATCTTCGGACTTGTATCTTGAGTTTCATTTGAGGAGTTATCTAATCCAGCTCTGTTTTGTTTTAATTGTTTGTTTTTTTTCATGGGCTGTTTTTTTATTTAATGTATTGATTAACTTCGTTTCTACACTCTTAACTCTTGTACATAACTCATATTTTTCTGTTTCTATATAGTAGTTATATACATTTTCAAGATTCTCTTTGAAATTTTCCAATGGTAATGTGATTACAAAATCAGAATTTTTAAAGGAGAATACTTCAATGAAACTCAATTTCTTTTCAAGTGCGTATTCAATTGAAGATACGACCCGTTCCGTCATTTGAACTTTATTATTTTCTATGAAATTTTTCATTTCAAGAAAATCTGACGGTAAAACGTAATTTTTATATGTGAATGCTTTTTTAGGCATACCCATATAAATATCAAACTCCATCTGAAAAAAGAAAAAAAGCGACATTAAAAATTAATTAATGTCGCTTTAATTATTAACAAAAATGTTACAATTTATTTAGATTTCTTAATTTCTGTTTTTTGAACTTCCGGTTTACTAAGACGATGTAGTGATCTTTTAGCAGTATATTTCCAACTTCTTCGGGTTCGTTCACTTGACAATTCAAATGTCTTTGACTTAGACAATAGTACATTTACTTCATCAACAGACTCTGACTCGTCAATTTGTTGTCGCAATCCAAATGGTTTATTCATAATTTATTTAAATATGGTGTTTCTTTTCGTCAAACTCCGAAATTTCAATCTTTGTTCCATCTGGCCAACGTGAAACAATTTTCCTCCAATGCTCAAACTCCAGTTTTGCTAGTTCTTTGCTTTCATATTCCGATTCACTGACACGTAAACCGCTACGTGTCACAACATACTTCTTTGGAAACGCGGTTTCAACACTGCTAACACTATTAGTCTTAACTTTTTTATCAGACATATTTTTTATCTGTTAATAATTTACATTTGGTTTTATATGAAACATAATACATGATAACCAGTCATATATTAAAATTATTCTTAAGAAAATTGTTTAAATCTTTTACCTTACCACTATCCAAGATTAACATATCAGTATATGGATGTCCATTTATTATAATGTGAAATGTCCACCTCAATCTATCTCGAATAGACATTTTTTTCCCATCAAATCCTCTTTCAAACATACTAATATAAAGGGAATCGTCTTCATCGTCTTTTTCTAACAACAGTGCGTGAGAATGACAATCACATACAATAAATTTTTTATTCTTCTCCATATATTTTACATTTATCTTTTTTTGTTGGATGAATTGCTACACTACCATAATAAAATGATTGAACTTGATCATACGTTTGATTATAAACTTTAATTCCGCCATGCGGATAGTTTTTACTGCCTAATATGATATACTTTATAAAATATATTTTATAAAACGAAGGATACTTGGCAACCATAACTCTACAACCTCGTTCGGTTATTGTAGTGATTCGTTTATCAATTGGAATATTTCTGAAAAATACATGTTCTATATTGGAACCACTATTAATAATCCGATATTCTTTTTGAAAGAAAGATTCGTCTACATCTTCTTTTTCTTCTAGTTTAGATAATTTTTTCGATTTCTCTTTCAAAGAAAAGCTCGTTTTTTGTCCGAGCTTTTCTTTGATGATGTCTTTAAACCCATCTTTTGATTTCTTTTTTGACATAACATCCTATAGACTATTACAGTTTATAGTCAATATAATGTCATGGTGATTTAATTGATGTTCCAACTGATTCTGCTTCTTCCACAATTGCTTTAATTTCACTTTCAAGTTCTTTTATTTTTTCTTTGTAACCTGATGCGATATCACGAAAATCTTTTTTGGTGAAAATTAACTTTTCAGTGAGTTCGTAAACTTTCTTTTGTGCGTCTGTTTTTGATATTATAGCCATAATTTTATATAACCGTTCTAAGGATAAGTATTGTTTTCAAAATTAAAAAGAAATGTTGTCCGACACAAAATCGGACAACATTTCAAATGGTGGACGTAAAGGGAGTTGAACCCTTGTCTTTAATATAAATCTACAATCGGACTACATGTTTATTCATTTTGAATTTTTAGAAGCATCAAATAAAAAATGACCAAAAATTAATGCTCTTAAGATTTAAGATAGTTTAAATTAATCACACAAATCAAATGATCAACCGATCCTGATGGTTTTCATCCAATACAATTATCAGACATCATTGTATTGAATGTACAGCCTTATTAGGCTGCGATTGCTACCTGCGCATCCCGTGATACGAAGTCATAGCTAATTACATTATCTTCAGTAGTTAATGTTTTGATAGATACTTAAAGAGGCCAACTATCATCCTCCACATGCCCAATCGTATCAACATATTAAATCGATACCAGTATACGCCCGTAAATTTTAAAAGAACAAAATTGGTAGCTATGACAGGAATCAAACCTGTATATTCCATCTTATGAGGATGGCGCATCAATCATTCTGCCACATAGCCATTTATTGAATTTTACACACTTTAACTATATGTGCGTCGTACTAATAAATAGTATCTAGATATAGTTTTTCGTGATTAAAGTTGAATTATTTTCTACGTCTTTTTACAGAAGATCCATGTACATGAGTAGAAGCGATTCTTACAGTCTTTCCACTCTTAGTTTTACGTGTGTGAGTTTTTCGATAATGAGATGTTCTATTTGCCATAGGTTTTATTTGATATACTTAATATACCACCTATATTTTTAAAGTCAACAAAAAACCCACCGAATTTTGTTCGGTGGGTTAAATAAATCTCAACTTTTTAGAATTTCAAGCTCACACCAGCATAATATTGCACAGTTCCGTTGTAAGAGAATTGTTTGGTAACAACATTGTTATCAACATATTCAACCCCAACAAACGGAGACAACTTGTTGTATACAGTAACACTAAGCTTGCCACCCCCCTTGAGAGTTTGATATCCTTGGAAATAAGTAGTTTCAACATATGGAGTTACTGATACAGTAGACCATGTGTTCAACTTGTGTGAAAATTGACGATATGCACCTACTGTCAATCCGCCATTAGACAATTGGGGAACCTTAGTTGTTCCAAAATTAAAATGATCTACATCATAATTATAACGAACATATGGAACTGCTATATAAGACAATACTGAAAGTTTGTCAAGAGCAAGTCCAACACCCACAGTATTACGACTTACAGATCCAGCAGAGTAATAATCACTCCCCGCATCAACCGTGAATGCGAGTTGTTTAGAAACTTCTATAGTCTTGAAAAGATCGCCTTCAAATGAATTGAATTTGGCACCCGCAGTAAGCGCAGACAACTTCAAATCAACGTATTTGAACGGAGTAATGAGTTCTACCTGTCCATAGGCAGAAGCCGGACTCAACTTAACACCATACACATCAAATGACGACTTGTATCCGCCCTCAACAGAAACACTTGGCTTATCGGTTGGAAATACAGATTCCAATGATGCTGCATTAGCACTTACAAAGACGAATGCCAAAGCGGTTAATATTTTATTAGTTACTTTATTCATATATTTATACATTTTACTTTTATTTTCTACACCATGTAGAATTGTCTTTTATATAATAACCTACCTATGAGAAAATCACAAGTTATTATATAATTCAATATACATATATTATTAGAAATTATAAAAATGATTTTATTTGTTGGGGAGATTAGAAGAAGAGGTCACAAAAATGTCATCATTTCAATTTTATAAAAATACTTATTATATATGAACAAACACATTATATCAAATTTACCTGAACATGTTGTTGCGAATTTACAAGAAGATATTAAAAAAGGTAAACCTGCCGTTGCTCGTAGTCCACATTGGGAAACGATTCGTAGACACCACATAAAAAATAACCCAGATTGCGCAGCATGTGGTAATTTAGATAATGTTCAAGTTCATCACATTCGTCCATTTCATTTGTTTCCGGAATTAGAATTGGAACCAAGTAATTTTATTACATTGTGTGAAAATGATCCGGATGGCAAAAATACTGTTATTGAAAATCACCATTTACACTTGGGACACAATGGCAATTTTCATAACAATAATGATAAAGTTTTGAATGATGTAGACGGTTATAGAATAAATCAATCCAAATTAGGAAAACTTGAAGGTTATGATATGACAAACCTCAAGAAAATCCTAAATGGTTAAGTTATTACCGAGAGTTTTAAAGTTTTAATATCAATTTGTAATGATTTATTTGTAATTAACAATAACTCTATGTCATTGGAATTTCCAATAATAGATGACAATTTATCATTTACTCCTATCGGACTATAAAGCGGCATTACAAATGAATGTGAAATATTCACATTACGATCTTTGTTTCTGCCATCCATTGTATTGAATCGTCCTATATACTCGTATTGATTTTTCTGCAATTGAGGATTACTTATATACACCCTTATATTAAATTTATCAGTATATTCAATCGGTCCCGTGACAATTTCTAATACAGTTAATTTTGGATTCAATAATAATATCTTTTCCAATTGACTACGATTTAGTTTAATTGTAACTGTCTTATCCAATTTTTTATTAATTGGAATTTCTACACTTGTTACTATACTCGGAGCGGTTTGTAAAATATAACTCGTTGATCTTCCAACTGGATCGTCACTCGGTCTTTGATATGTTACATTTGTCATCTTGGTAACAATATCTTTAACACTCACTGTAACGGGACTGCCGTCAATATCTGTATATGTATATTCTTGTTTGCCCCACGGTCCATTTGGATCAGGTTGTCGTTGACGATACAATGACCAAATTCTATCAATATTTGCGTGATGCATAAAGAAAATGGGATCATTTGCAGCATAACGCAAAGTTCCCATATTTCTATTATTACCATATCGTGTACCTACCCAATCATGGCCGTCATTGTGTGGACCCTGTTCCAATAAACCTTGACCAGTTGATTTATCTGTAATTGGTTTGCCACCAAACATTTCAAATGGCGCAGACAACATCGCATTTACATAAGGATGACTCATATACCATTTGGTCTCAACAATATGTTGCTTTGAATCTCTACTTTTTTCATTCTTCGGATCCATTTGATATTTTGAAATTGTTGGACCTCTATTACCATCATACAATGCTAAATTATCAAATCCAAGATTGTCTGCATTCACCATATCTTCTTGCGTCAAATCATATCCAAACAACGGACTTGATAATTTTTTTGCAATACGGTCTTTGGTATTTGGTATTTCTTGATGATTGCTCCAATCCCAATATGGATACGCAATCGGTTCGCCGGTATAACCAAATTGAGTTTTTAAAATATTGTCAAGAATTCGTTCAAGAAAATAAATATAACCACGATGCCAAGGAAGAAAATGCCAACTCCAATGAACTTGACTCATTGTAATACCAGCATCAGTACAATGATATGCGTGTAATTTAGCATAACTTTCCCATTGCAATGTACTATTTAATGCGATCTTTCCACGCATATATCCAACCGCACGACATAAATTTTTCAATTCGTCATCAGTTAAATCATAAAAACTTTTACGAATTCTCCGAGGTTCATTGGTCGGATCAAATCGTTTGATTGACTTGATTCCACAATTTGCATCTTCTTTGGGAGACGACGCATTGACATTAAGACCTATTGTACTTGCTACAATACTAGTGGATAGAAAATTTCTTCGGGATATACTCATAAACATTTTCTTATAAGTATCAGAAAAAAGTTTTTAGTATAATTTTAAATTGATAGTTAACGATGTCAATGATCCATCGTTCTAATTTTATACTAACGGACTATAGTCAACGACCCCTAGGCTAAAGCCGAAGGGGTTTCCTTCCTCCCCCAAAAGATGAAAATTCTAAGGATTTCACGGCGGGCTAATTAGACCCAATGACAATATTTTAATTTTATCTTCCGTTCCACATTTTAAACTCCTTAACCAAAGGGAATCGAACCCCAGAGATGTGTCTATCTAAGAATTAAAATCAATTATTAAAATTCAAACTTAATTTGAGTTACGGCTACATCCGCATGTGACCAAGGATTGCTTTTGGAATCTTCCTTGTAATAATAAGTGCTTCCTTTAATTTTTGGAGTGATTTGCCAATCAACGCCAGCATAAATTCTGTTTTTTACAAAACCCATAGAATGAATTGTATCATAAAACGATTCGTCGGCAATAAATGGATTGATTTTGAATCGTGTCCACTTCCAAGGAGTATTATATTTTGGAAACACGTTCAATTGATATGTTGAAGCAGTCGGACTGGTGTTAAGACCAATTTCAATTCGGGTTCTCAAATTAATTTTTCCCCAATTGGTGCTCTCTGGATATTTTAGATTGAAACCTTCAATGAACATGTTTTGATCATTGAATCCTTTACCCTTGTTTTGTAAAATAAAACGATAATCAGTAAACACATCAACATTTTGATTCAAAAGATATTTGTATTGTATATCAGTGTGTTCATAAAAAAGAGGGGTTGCTTGATTTTTAGCACGAAATTCCTCTTCAAGAGTAAATACAGATTTATCTCTCCAAGAATCTGCGTTAATCATTGAGGTTGCACATAGTAGTGACAATAACACGTTTAGTTTTTTCATTTTTTATACTTGTATCATTACTGATACAAAAATGGAGTACTGTGTAGGAATCGAACCTACGGCGTGGTTTCCCACTTCGGTTTTGCAGACCGCCGCCTTACCACTCGGCGTCAACAGCACATATTAAAATTGGAGCCTCATGACAGACTTACACTGTCCTCTTCACATTACGAATCTGACACATCGTTATCTATGTTTATGAGGCAAAATTTGGTGGGCATACTTGGACTTGAACCAAGATTTCCAGTTTCGAAGACTGGCACTCTATCCAATTGAGTTACACGCCCGTTGTTAACTAACTTTATATATCCTATCACACTTTCTTGAATCGTCAACAAAAATTATTTCAGTGGAATATATAGATCGCCAGTTAAACCTTTTTCACTTAAATAACTGGCATCACTAATTGCAAGAGGACTTTTGATGTATCCATATCGCTTGCTCAATATTTTACGCAATTCTGTACCAGCTAGTTGTATCAAATCTAATTGAACTTGTCCTTTACTGGTGTTAATTTTACCGGCAAGTCCAGTGGGCAACACGTTTTCATACTGTTTATACAGTCTAATTATATCATCGTAATGTGACAATTCCAAACCCGGCTCTTTTAATTTAGTAGTTATTATTTGTTTACCAAAATGTTTAGCAATTTCTATATTAGATGTATGATTTGCTCCCAATGTAGCCACTAACTTGTCACCTGGCTTGATGCTATTGATACCTAATCCCACATTACCATATGCGGGATCAACACCTCTGTATACAGTCAACCCAGGTTGTACTTCGTTCAACAAATCTTTTAATAATATCATATATGCAGTATTATTAATTATTCCCAATTACGACAACTCCAAAATCTTGCTTTTGTTTTTGGTCCTGGATTGGTATCACAATGATGTCTTGCTCTAAAACTTTTACGTCTCGCCGGATTACTCTTCTTGATCCTCATGTTGGGATCACCAAAATTTACCTTCTTGATATTACCAGTAGCAGGATTTTTTACATAAACTTTAAACTTTTTTACGTCTCCTCGCATCGGTTTGTTCAATGGAACTGTTCTACCATGATATTCGGATTCATCCAAGGTGTCACTTTGTTCTTTGACATAATTTAGAAGTTCTATCATGTCAGTCTTAGACTCAAGAGTAATTTCTTCTTGTTCTTTCATGACACAATTTGGCACCATTCTTTGGCCTTTTTTCTTCATACCAACTTGTTTGTAACTGTCCCAACACGCCTCTTCAATCTCATTTAGAAGTTCTTTTAATTTAATCATATTTATAAATATAGAACCAAAGTACAATCTTACAAGAAATCGGTAGGTCTTCAAGATGACTATAACTTATAGTCAATCATATGTAAATATTCTCCGAAGATTTTGACAAAAACTATTATTTTAGTTACTTACAATCGGAACACTTGAATAAATATTTCTTTCTGTTTGTGCGCGTATCATTTCAAAATATTTAACCATATGCTGAATCATATCATTAGCCATAGGCTCTACCCAATCAATCGGTTTATAGTCAGTTGCACTTACTCCTGCATGTATTGGTTTAATATTACCAGATTCAAATTGTTTTTGTAAAAACACAATCAATTCTTGTTTTAGTTTTTCTTTTTGTTGTATAACAAAAATTTCATTCAATTGATTTGATATCGCCAAGTTACGATGTTTAATAAAAGTTTCTTCAAAAAGATTCATATGTTATAAATAGATATATTATAGGAAAAGTATATATTTATTTGGTGCTGGTTTATCTAGCAATTCGTTCTCCTTAGTCAAGGACTTACACACTCTTACACATAGAATGTCGTTTTAAAAATGTGAAATTACTTCACAGATTATCTGGTTCATCGTAATCATTATCGCGTTGATCACGCTTATCGTCGGCGTACCGTTCTGCCTCATAATCATCTGCATCCGACATCGCATCCGAAATCGCATCCGAAATCTCTTTCTCTAGTTGTTTCAATTCAGAATCGGACACGTCAATTTCTTTACCGGTAGAATCTTTTACGCTTTCAATATCAATCGTTGCTTCTTCATCTGGCTCCAATTGAAGACCCGTTCCACGTTCTCGTGCACCACGGGATGCTGGAGATGCCGTGTATGTTACAGTAAGATCAACATCCGACTCAGCACCAGTTTTAGGATTGGTGAGTGTCATTCTTGTCTTAAGAACGCTTTCATTCAGATTTTTTCTGAGTTTAAACATGTTGTCGCCGATATTTTCAAAAAGTTTTTTTTTCATAATGTGATAATCCGTTACAAATAAATATCAATCATAATTATATTATAACATAAAATTGTTATATTTTATTAATACAATTTTATATTTATAATCATGACCATAAGAAATTTATACGAAGCATACGCACGCAAACAAAAACAACCAATCAACGAAGCAGATTTTCAAAAATTCCAAAGAAAAATTGGATCTGCACTCAACAAAGTGGGAAAGGGAATCGGTTCATCTGATATTTCAAAGTTTGGACAAAAAATGTCAATGAATCAACTACAATATAATGTGGGTGCCAAATTAGATAAAAAATTTAATACTCAAGGATATCAACAACGAAAATCCGTTGTGGGAAAATATTCTAATTCAAAACGAGTTGTTGATAATTTGAAAAAGTTAATAAAAATTTGGAATGCTACGATGGATAAAAAATACAACGTCGTCAACCCAATGGACATAGATAATTTTAACAAAGATTTAGAAAAGTTGATAGAAAAATATATCACCAAGTTATAATTGTGTCAGTGACTTACGGTGTGTCCGTATGTCAACACGAAAATTTGGTGGATCAGATGGGAGTCGAACCCACATTTATCCAATTATGCACCTATCGCTTAGAAGGCGTGGCCAATACTGATCCGTGTTAAAATTGGTTGTCTCTGACGGTAACGCTCCGTCGTCACACAATTATCAGTTGTGGGCTTTACTCTTAAGCTAAGAGACAATTGAAATGGCGAGGGTAGCCGGATTTGAACCGAGCAAGTCTGCACAGTGACAGTGTGCGATGTTAACCAGTTACACCATACCCCCATAAATTGGATTTTTGAAAGGATTTCACGATAAAATGTGTTCTACATTCGTTAAGGAGTCGCACCTTAAATCTCCCGCTTTCAACGGCGGGCGTTCTTCTCTTAAACTACATTCGTATCTATCTTCAAGGAAAAAGTATCAGAAGCGATCCAATACAAACCTTCTTGACTAGCTTTGTCAAATAACTAAATTGGTGGATGTGGTGGGATTTGAACCCACAACCTTTCGGGTAAGAACCGAATACTCTAATCCAGTTGAGTTACACATCCATTAAAAATTGTATCTACTGTTGTCAACGAACTATAAACATCTTACCACACATTCGTCATACGTCAACAACTTTTTCTAACTTCTTCAAAATTTCTTCACATCTGTTTTTATAAGAATTATATTTTATAGCAATTTGCTGCGATTTAATCGCCAGGTTTTGTGCCTCGTCAAAATGATGTATGTAATAGTCAATAGCATCTAACCAATTTTTATCATCTACATAAGGAACGACATCGTCAAAAATATTTTTAACATAAACATGATCACATATCTGAAAATTTCCGCTGGTAGCTATATCAAATACTCTACCATTTAATTCAATCCTAGAATAACAATCATCATCAGTTTCAATCTTTTGATTTTTATAATGAAAATTTAAATTAACCTTCGTAGAATTATATACAACATTCAAATCTTTATATCGCACATTAGGAAAATTATCAAATCCACCATATATACCTCTATAATTTTTATTCATCACACTATACAAGTATCCGTCTTTATCACGATTTCCATGCGCAAACGTTCCAAAAAAACTAACATCATATATTTTCTCACAATCTAATTTGTAAAATAAATTAGGATATGAACCCAACGATATACAATGTAACTTTATACCAATTGTATCCATTAATTTAGACAAATATGTATTTTGTACACATAAATTAAACCACAAATCAACATATTGTTTTAGTTTAACATAATAAGAATTAAATTCCCAACATAATATGCAAATTTTACTCTCGGGAAATTTTTTCTTATATAAAATTATATCACTGATTCTATCCTCAGAACATCCATGTACTATCATCACATCACAAAATCCATCTATGTCACATATTCTTCGGTCATAACAAGATATTTTAGTAACACTATGATTCAATTCACCAAATCCATATAACCATCCATTGCCAGTAGGAACAATATGTGCAAACTCTTCATAAACAATTATTTTCATAACATTTATAAATATAAAACTTTGAGGATTTCACGGAGATAATTACTTCCAAACGACATTATTTTTAAGAAACATCTTACCACACATTCGTCATACGTCAACAACTTTTTTCAAAACCGCTTCCATCACTTTTCTGCTTCTTTTTGATGGTGACGGATACATGAAAGATCGTGTTTTGCCTGCAACATACGGCGGTGTTTTACCAACACTCGTATACTGCGATGCTGTTATGTCAATGATCACGCCGCCTTGACTTTGCAACCACCAATGACTCACGTTGTTTTCATCTTTTGCTTGAAATGGCTTGAACGTATCGGTCAATGAAAATTTATTCATCAAACAATACAACGCCTCGGTAGCAACATAACAATGTCCATACATAGGATTATTTGCATTTGTTTGCCGATACTCGGGTTTCAACAATTTTGGATGCAAACAATTTGTTATTGCAGCAATAAGTTTTGGTACCGTTGGAACTGTATTTTTCATCATATGTTTCTAAATCATTCACCGCTCCGTGACACCACGATTCTATAGATATACTCCGATTCATCCATGTTAAACTTGGGCGATTACTACTAAAATTGTTTACATTGTTTTTTTAAAAAATTTTTGATTTGTGTCGTCAATATATACAACATAATCAATTTTAGATGGTGCGTTTTTCTTTAACCATTTTAATATATGTTTTCCAATTCCTTTTTTTCTATAATTTGAAAAAACATACAACATCATCGTCCAGTTATTTTTTTTATTTCCTTTTACAACGTCAGTGGTTATAAACCCAACTCCCCATCCAATTATTTTATCGTTAATTGATGCTGATAAAATTTTTGTCGTTGCAGAATTTTGATGTTGCAAAAACATTTTGTACATTAAACCTTTATTTCTAAAAGAACAATTATAAAGTTGACGTTTAATTACAGGAGATAAATTTTTATCTGTAAGTACAAAATATTTAATATCTTGTTCACTTTCAACATCATATTCTTCTATATTGTCGTCATCTTCTAAAGCTTCGCCTAAAACGTCTTGAAATTCAGGCGGTAATTTTTTAATGTTTACTAATTTAGCAGGAATTGTTTCTGATCCATTTTGAATTGCTTTATTAGCTCTATGATTACCATCTAAAATATATTTATAATTTCCACTGTCATCTACAACTATAATAATAGGATATTTTATATCGGCGTTATTTACTCTATCTGGTTCTATACCACCACTCCGTGGTGTCAGAGATATTTTTTCAACTTTTTCAATTGGAGCTTGTACAACAGGATAATTTTTTATAACATCTAAAAGCTGTTGTAATGTTATTTTTTTACCGTTATCTTCCCAAGAAGTATCTTCTAAACCTTCTTTTTTAACACAATTTGGTACCGGTTCTCCGTCTTTTAACTTCATACCAACTTGTTTATATTTAACCCAACACGCCTCTTCAATCTCATTTAGAAGTTCTTTTAATTTAATCATATTCTATATATATTATGATGATTCATAATCCCGTCACAATGTTAAGATAAAATGGTGGCTCAGGTCAGACTTGAACTGACAACACGAAGTTCTTCAGACTTCTGCTCTACATTGGAGCTACTGAGCCATTAAAGTAATTGACAGATTAAAGGATTTGAACCTTTTCGGAACAGCATCACTGCGCCTTTACCACGCCATGTACACTAGCACCTGTCAAAAGTGATCTGTGTGGTTGGATTTGCACCAACGGCCCTAAGCTCCATCTGCCCTTTTGCGGTGTCTTTTACCATCATAGCAGTGCTTTGATCTACTACTGAACTACACACAGATTAAATTGGTGGGAGCAGTAGGACTCGAACCTACGAAGGCGTGAACCGAGACGTTTACAGCGTCTTGCACTTGCCGCTATGCGATACTCCCATTAAAATTGTCAGATAGATAAAACTTTATCTTTCGAGAAGTTTAGCGGTTTAACCTATCTGTTCGTTATTACACGAAATTTGGTGGGATATATAGGTAATGCTCCTATCCAGCCCGGAGGCTTCGGTTTTACAGACCGAACTGCGTCTTTAGCAGAAATACTATCCCATTAAAAATGGCTGGGGACAGAGGGTTTGAACCTCCATACGGACAAGCCGATTACACGACATTAACAGTGTCGCCTCTTACCAATTAGAGTAATCCCCAATTAAACTATTTATCTCATTTATATTAGTGGAAATTGGAGCACATGGTGAGATTTGAACTCACGACAGCAAGTTTGGAAAACTCGCACTCTACCAACTGAGTTACATGTGCATTTGTTAAATTGGCATCCGCCGAAAGAATCGAACTTTCCCACTGGCTTTTGGAGGGCCGGTCGCCTAATCCTTGGAACATGGGCGGATATTGAAATTGGTGGTCCGGTAGGGAGTTGAACCCTAAACTCAACATTCGTA